CCTTCTCACAAACAGCAGTTCGCAGTAACATCAACAACAACCCATCTCAAGCAGTTAAAAACAACCTTAAAACACTAGCTGACAACCTTGAGAAAATACGCACATTCTTAGGCCATCCATTACGCATTAGCTCTGCCTTTCGTTGCATGGAGCTTAATCGCAAGATAGGCGGTTCTGTAAACTCTGCTCACATGGACGGTCTAGCTGCTGATTTTACTTGCGCTGGGTTTGGCAAGCCTATTGATGTCGTTAAAGCATTACACAAGTCTGGCATTAAAGTAGACCAAGTAATTGAAGAAGGCGCTTGGGTTCATGTATCGTTTGACCCTAAAATGCGTCAGCAATTCTTAACGGCAACCTTTATAAATGGCAAACCATCTTACAAACCTTTTAAGGAGTAGTTATGAAAGCATTTTTATTAGCTCGTGGCAAAGAATCATCTACATGGAGGGGTCTAGTAGCCCTTTTAACAGCCGTAGGCTTGACTTTATCACCAGAGCAAGGTGAAGCTATTGTCGCACTCGGTTTAAGCGTTATAGGCGCTATTGGCGTGTTTACAGCAGACAAATGAAATACCTGTTAGCAATCATAGATAGGCTGCTTGCTCTATACCAAGAGTGGGCAGCTAAAAAGGAGCAGAAAGATGTGCAACAAGAGAGTGAGCAAATTGAGGCAGCTCCTGCTGATTGGTTTGAGCAGCACTTTGATAGCTTGCACGACTACCATGCCAAAGCCGTATCCCCTCAAACCGACCCTCAACATCCAAAAAGTTGATGGCGGTATGTGTTTAAGTAAAGAGGACACAGCAAAGCTTGGTAAATATATACTTGAATTGGAAAGACGCTAATTAGTGCTTTTCACTAGCTTGCATTAATAGTTCCACCAATGTGTAAAAAACCTAATTCTGTTACTATGTATCTTACAGTATACATTTCGTATGCTTTGTAAATTAGGAGATACATTATGGCTTGGACTAAACCAGTAGCACACGAAATGAGATTCGGATTTGAGGTTACTATGTATGTAATGAACAAGTAATATAAGATAGTTGCGACTTTTATTCAAAGTTATACAATAAAGTCGAAAAAAGTAATATATAGGCGGTTAAGCCGACATTAGAGGATGTAGTAAGTAGCGAGTTTTTCGGCTTTCTGCGTTACATGTAACAACTACCAAATCTACGCCTTACTTGTTTTATAAACAATAAACGCTCCGCAAATCATTCCCAATCCAAATGCTGTGCTGTAGCATAGGACATATTCAGCTATCGTTTGTAACATCGTATACCGTCCGTAAGATTAATTCACAATAGTGTATAGCTTTTTTTACATCGTCAGCACCGTTTTTAGCATGATGCCTGGATATATACTTAACCACATTCCCCTCAAGAAAAGTTAGGTTATTAGCCACTATAAACTCTACTGGCTGTATGGCCATACTAGCGTAGTGATTGCCACCCACCTGTTTCATTAGAGCGTCTACTTGCTCCATAGACTCTTCCCATGCTTGCTCTGACATACCATCACTCATAGTGTTCTCCTGTAGGGCCATTAGCACCCACTATGTCCATGCGTTTCTCGTCCTCTTCAGTCCACCAGGCTGGGTCTTTCTTTAAAGCCTCTGTTAGCACAGCAATAAAGCCTCGCTCAATTAACCATCGTTTAGCATCGTCATCCATGTCTATTTCACAGATAGCACTGCCATCATCGTTTTCTTTTATGTGTTTTACATTAATAATCATTTGTTTCTAGCCTCCCTAGCATCTCGTTCCGCTTCCCCTTGAAACCGTAGGTAGATATTCTCAATCAACTGGCCTAAGTTACTGTTTGTCGTATTAGGCACACTCAAGACTATTCTACGCACAGCTTCGCCAAAACTCTCTACATTCTTTTCGTCTAGCTTTTCCATTCAGGGTCTACCTCCGCTGTGTAGTAAGTCAACAAAACTTTACAAGCTTTGATGTTTGCCTTAAACATAGCTTTGTCATCTTTATGGTAAGACCTTTCTAAACTCATCTCGCTGTCCATTAATTCAGCTTTAAGCAAAGTTATAAACAAAGCTTCACGAATGTCTAGTAGCAAATTATCGTGGTCGGTAAAGTCTAATTGTATTTTCATAATGTTGTTTTAGCCCGTTTAACGAAGTTTTGTGGATGTAGACGATACTTTGTATCAAGTTCTATTTTTAATCGCTCTACGGCCTCTCTACGAGCCTCTACGACCCCTTCTGGAGGTGGTGAAAGTAGCCTTAAATCATTAATCATGCCTACTGATGGATAATACGGTAAGATATTTAACATATTGCCTCCTAGAAGGGCTTTCGCCCTTTTCTTAAAATGGAATGTCACTTTCGATGTCTTCAGGTTTGTTAGATTGAACTGGCTCACTAACATACGGCTCACTAAATGAGAAGCTAAAGAACTTGCCAGCTTTGCCTTCTTTTAACCAGGCTGACATACGCATTTCTTTCCCGTTAATCATGCAATTACCAGTGTAATCAGGGTGATTATCTTTTTCTTTGCGGTTGTTTTTAAAAAGACTGCCGCTGTTATCTCGTTGTTCGTATTGTGCCATGTTAGTTCCCTTTTTGATATTTCTTAAATGTTGACCGTGTCTTGCTATCTAATAAGCCCCACAAGACTAACTTTTGGTCATTGTCTAGTGAGTCCCATGTTACTTTAGCCTCTTGTGGATTGCCGTCAGCTACAAACGCTGTAAACGAATCAGCTAACTCATGCAGTATATCCATTTCCTCTTTGCTAAACTCTGGTTGCTTTAGCTCAAGTTCAGGCTTTTTTGCTGGTGTGCCTGTGTCCGTTCCTGTGACAGCGTCTAATACATCATGCTCCACAATTTCCATCGCTGTAACCCATAAGTATCTGCGCTGATATGTTTCCACAGCACCTACATTTTGCACCTCATGGCAACCTTTTAACGCTGCGCTACCCATAGGGCTGGTAACAACTATCTGTGAGCCATCATCTATGTCAGTAATGGTTAGTGTTGCTAGGTCTGCTGTAAAGCTAACTGTGCCACACAAACCTAAGTTCCAAAAGATTGTGTTGATTGTAGGTAAAAAGTCACCAAGTTCAAAGTATCTATAACCAGCAAACTTGTTATGACCAGACTTGTTAAGCTTGGTGTTTTGTAGCTGGATTCTAGCGTCCATAAGCTTTTTGTAAACATTACTCATCTATTGCCTCCATATTTGCTACTAAAATTAAGTTAAGCTCGTTATACAAGCCCAATGCTCGGATTAAAGGTAATACATCTACACCCAAAAACAAAGCTGATTTAGTTTCTGCTCTAGGCTCTGTTAAAGCTTCCAAATCACCAAAGTAAGCGTAGGTTGGTTGCTCGTAATCGTATTCAACTTCTAAAGTAACACCGTCTTCCAATTGCAAGTGTGTAATCATTTCCATGCCTCCAATATGACCCAAGAATGGCCGTGTTTAATTGCTTTTAATTTGCCTTGTGAGCATAAATACCTCACCCAGCGACCTGACTTGCCCATCTGTGTTGCGATTTCGTCTACTGTGTAAATTGACATCTAGTTTCCTATTCCAAAGTTGGTATTATATACTAATCTCTTGTGTTGCAAAAGCTATTTGTTCCACAGCAAATTACTTTACTTCCTTGCGGATTGCCGCAGATTAAACATACATTTGGCGATTCAAGTAAAGAGCTGTAATAAATGTCTGATGGGTAGTCAACCCATTCTTGCATGGCTAACTCGTCCATCACTTCAGCCTGGTATTGTTGCTGGCTCATATATAAAGTCCTCATCATCAAATTTATCGGCAAAACTCTCAAACAGATTGCCATAGTTGTCTAATACATAATCTTCGTTATGGTAGCCATTTTCTAAACACCAGCTCCAAAACTCGCTTTCGTATTTTTCTTCTGTGGCTTCCCAATCTACATTTTTAGGAAAAGTCATTTAAGCCCCCAATTTTTTTAACATACATTCAGCATGATAGACTTGTGCCAAAGTGTAATAGCATGAGTGATAAACAACATTTTGATAAATTTCAATTTGCGTTGCTTTTGATAAAAAAGAAATTGTTGGCATATTAAGCTCCTATTAATAAGTAAGTAAACGCTAACAATAAAACAGCACAAACAAAACAAATGCCTTCTATCCATGGTGTTAAGTCTGTTTTAGGTTTGTAGTTTTTGTAATCAGTCATTTGTCCATCCCCTTGAAGTGTTATAAGCAGCTACAGCGTTATCATTTGCACGAAGTTGCTCAGGTGTAAATTGGCTCATGTAATTAGCTAAATGGCGTTTTATAACTACATGGTAAACAGAACGAGTTACATCTTTAATAGATTGTGCATCTAAACCAATTAAAAGATTTTCTGCGTCATCTTGTTTTTCTAAAGACTTAACAACAATGTCATCGGGAATCATAACTTTTGATTGACCTTCTAATAATTCCCAATACACATCAAATGTTTTGCCTCGTAGATGTGGGTTTGAGCTGTAAATAATTGCTGTATCTAAATTCATGTTAATCTCCAGTTGCGTTGTTGATTTGGTTATTATATGCCGTTCTTGGAAGCTGTCAAACATTATTAACCTTTATAACCACTTTTTTTCATATGGTCATAATCAATTTCACCGTTGTACCCATGAAGAGGGTCAAGCAATGCTTCGTCAGAAATATCAAAACCGTTGTTATGATATTCCAATGCTTTAAATTCATAATTACCAAAAAATGAATCTTTGTCCATTGGGTATTCTGAATGACGCTGACACCAAAATTTATGATTTTTGTATGCGTCCCAAATTTGTGAATCTGGAATGTTTAATTTTTCAATTGCTTCACCAATTTTTATTTCTGCTACAGATGCCATTTTTATCTCCATTGCGTTGTAGATGTGTCCATTATATTCCAGACTTGGAACCTGTCAAGCATTATTTTGTAATTATTTAAAACATATATACCTTGACTTTTAATGCCATTTGTGCTAGACTGTTGGTAGTGGTATGATTAATGGCCTGGACTAGAGGTCGCAATTAATGATGCCTCTGGTGTCAAGGGTTGTTATTTAGGTGCTAGTCCCACCTAGGTAGCAGCCCTTTTTTTTGGAGTAAAAAAATGCACTATTACCAATTCTC